TTACCATGGAAACCAAGGTCAGATTTTTTAATTGGATGAGAGTTAAGGAAAGTCATTTTATTTCAATGAATTTAGATAAGTCAGGTCTAAAATATCCAGGCCCTTTTAAGATCTTACCATCTTCACGTAGAACAGGCTTGCCATCATCTCCTAATTTACTCATATTGCTGGCTTGTATTTCATTAAATACATCTTCTATGATATGTTGCATACCATGCTTAAGAATAGTTCCGCAGAGAATATATAACTGATCACCTAATGCATCAGCAATTTCTATTAGTGAATTTTTAAAACAAGCTTCTAAGTATTCATCATTCTCTTCTTGCATAAGAGAGTGTCTGAGATTAAACTCATGTTCATCTAAAGGTCTTGGGTATTTACCATTTTCTTGTCCAAATGCATTGTGGAATGTTTCCACTGCTTTAAGTTGTTCTTTCATATGCAAAGTTAAAAAAAAGGGGACACATTTCTGCATCCCCTTAGTGGTGAAAAAAATTATTTACTAAAAGAAGTCAGCAACATCACCATATTCCTGATCTTCTATATCATTTAACAAATCAAAATCATCATCTTCTTCTTCTACTTCTACTTCAAGCTTGCTCAAATCAGCTTCAAACTGTACATGATCTTCTGGAGTAGGTTGTAAAGACTTGACATTAGGATCTACAGTTAACCAATCTTCATGCACATCTTCTTGAAAATCTTCAAAGTCATCTTCTTCAGCAGAAAGTGTCATGAACTCTACATCAAGTGTTTTAGCTTCTTCAACTTCTGAATTAAAAATTGGTGTTTCAAAAGTATTACCTGCAGGGTCAGTGTAGGTTATTGTTTCTTCTATAGGTTCATTAGCTATTTCTTCTACATTAGAATCATTTAAGTTATTTTCTATTTTAAACTCATTTAAATCTAAATTAGATATACTTGATTCTGTTTCTAATGAAGTTTCCTCAGCTTCTGTTTTCTCAATTTCAGTTAAAATATTTAACTGGTTATCTGGTTGACCATAATTTGCAGTTAATGGATCTACAGAAGCTTCAACAACTGTTTGAGGAACAGGAGCTGTGCTAAAGTTATTAACACTAGAAATAAAATAGTGTAGAACTCTTTGATCTTCCATCCATGTTTTAGGGTGAGAATGCTGTAATGCAATAGTTACATAGTTATAAAAAGCCCATAAACTATTAGAGTCTTCAAACACATGACTTGGTCTATCCATTTGATTTCTAATCATACTAGCTTGTTCAGTAGTAAGGATCTGATATTCTGCAAACAGGATACCAAGCATCTGTGCTTGTCTTCTCTTATTCATAGAGATTACCTTCATTGCTTCTTTGTCAGATACTAACTGCTTATAATACATCTGTGCATGGGCAATCTGTTCCTTAATAGTTTGGATAGTCTCGGCATCTGCTGTACCAGTATGTTTTCTGGCCCAACTTCCCATATCTCCACACACCATAACAGTACCTGTTTGGTTCACATATGCACCAACACCACACTTAAATCTTACTTGCTTGTTGTAACTATTAGTCCAAGCAAACATCATAGATAATTCTGGGTCACTATTATAATTCAATCTATAGATACCCTGAGCAATCTGACCATCTGCAGTTGCTCTATACTCTTCTTGTACAATACCAAAACCTGCATTAGCAAGTTCTGTATATGCATAATCCATTACTGATTCATGGCTGATAACTGTGTAGCTATCACCATGAACCGGTAAGTCAATACTAATCAAATGTGCTTTTGTGCAATCTTGAATTTTCTTTGGCATTTTAAAATAAACTTAGTTGGTTATTAATAGGTTCTAAGGACCTTATTTCTTTGTATATGTTCTCTAGATAATACTTTGTGTTGATATCATACTCAGCAAAATCTTTATCAACATAATCAATCATGATAGTCTGCATCCACTTTCCGGCCTCAATCTGGATTTCTCTCCCGTCAGTATTGTTTTTCTTTACAATCTTTGACCCAGAATTGGAAACAAAATATCTTATGGTGTGCTGTAACTGTTTAATAGAATGTTCTCCATTAACAATAGAGTGTTCATAGAACTCCCAGTCTCCTTTAATCTTTACACCACCACAGTAATCAAATATGTTTTGATTTTGAGCTAAGTAGTCTTCAGGTTTAATACCATCTACAAAATAAGCTTGGATAGCTTTTGGTATAATGAGAAAACTCTTGTTCTTATGTAGAGCTAAATCTTTATACTCAAACCTACCCTTACTCTTAGCTTTACCATCTTCAGTAATAGCAATATAATTATTCACATCACCAAGGATAATCTTAGAATATTTATCATGCTCTAGCTGAAGAAGTGTGCGCTTCTCCCATCTTGCACAGATATCCATATACTTGTCTACATACTCTCTTGGGATTAAAGTCTCAAGACCATCTGTATTCTGCATTAGTGGAATTGCATTAGGGATTTCTTCACAGATCATCTCATACAACATGGTAAGACTCAACTGACCATTAATAGTAATCCTCATAGTAAACTCAGGATCATATAGGAAGCTGTTCTCATCATTACTCAAACCATAAGTTGAGTTCAAGATAATCTTATATACATAATTCTTAGGATCTTTCTTAGGTATCTTCTTTCTTTCTTCAAAGAACCATTCATACAGGTCACAGAATTCTTCTTGTGGTAAATGTCCCGGAGACCATCTATTCCTAATAGCAAGATTAGGATAGAAACTGGTAACATCACTTGTCATGATAACCATATCTTCCGTAGACTCATATACCTTAGCAGACCTGGCACCATGAATACCGCCAAGACCATAATCAGTCTTTACTCCTTTGTACTGTACAGAATACTTAAAGCCTCCTTTAGTTTCACCCGGATAGATAACTACATCCTGAAACTTCTGTAACAGATTCTCAAATGTAGCTGTCTTGAATTGAATATAAGGAAGTATAATATCCTTAACAACAATCTTAGGTCTATGAGTTCTCATTTGTCTGAGATCCCACTTTTTAATCCCAGTGTGACCACTCAAGAAGTGCAGGAACAATTCTTTAGAAATCCTTGGCTCAGATGCAGAGAATAGATTGATATTATATTCTTCAGTCAAAGTCCTTCTAAGTTCAATCTGACTCTTACTGAGTTGCATGATAGCCTTAGTAGACTTGACATCATTTATACAATAGGTTATAATCTCTGGAATCTGATCAACAGTAACTTCAGCAGTGTGATGAATTGGCATGTCCATTATGTTCTTCCAATCCATGGTATACTGAATCCACTTTAAAGAACTTCTCTTAGCATTATTATCCCAGTGATTTAGTTTAAAGACATCTACCTGGTTAATATGCAGATCCCGCAAACTAAACTCCAAAAACTCCTGACGGTTTTGTCTACCAATTACATCTTGTGCTTTGCTGTAAATAAATTCAGCAATCTCTTCACCATCCATAAAAGATAGCATACCAGCATTTCTAAGGACATGTTCAGTAATTTGACTGTCAAAGCCCAGACCATTAAAAGATACATGCCATTCTTGTAGCTGAATATTCCGTTCAAGGAATGCAATAAACTCTGCTATTTCATTTTTGTCTTTATGTACTGTGAATATCTCACGGTCCTCAGACTTAACAGACTCAAACACAGCAATAAAACAATTGCTGAGAGTCTCATAATCCATTACCCAATGTGTTCTCATCTCACTTTTTTAAATAAACCTTCATGAATAGGATCAAATAGTTTCTTAGTACTCAAATGTACCTTTGTTTCTGCAGGCATTTTAGCCTCACATTTATTGCAATGTTCAATTCTTTCTGAATGATTAGGATGGCAACACTCACAGTTAATTGGAAAGCTAAAATAAGTAATCCTTACTGGACCTATTTGGTGACAATATTTACATTGTGCATATGGCATATCTCCCATAATATTGATGTTCAGTTAAGCTGTTCCCCCCTTTTTAGTGCATAAAAAAGTGGATAGTAAAACTACCCACTTCCTTAGTTCAATTATTAATACTAATTACTTAGCTTCTTCTACGGCCATAAATTGTTTGTAATCAAACTTCTTTGCATTAACTGCAAACAACTCAATTAAACTTACAACAGCTGTTTTGTCTTCAATATAGAATTCTTGGAATACTTCCATCTTGGCTCTTTCTTCCTTGCGTCCTTTTGTACCAGTTGCAGGTTGACCATACTCATCTAATTTAGGAAGCATCTGTAAAGATGTTCTTTTAATTTTAGAGATGATAACAAAAACCTTAGTTCCCGGATCAAAGATACATTCTACATATGGACATGACTCACTAATAGGAATCATTCTAAAAGTTTGACTTTCTTGCCAAGTAGCTTGGACAAGCATCATTGTGTTTTCACTCATGTGTTAGTTTTTTTTATAAATTTAATACAAATTAATCTAGAATTTTCAAGTTTTCCAAATCTGCTACTTCTATTAGTAACTTTTCTTTTTCTAAATCAGGCTTGTCACAGAGTTCACCAACAGAAATAAGGAGTTCTACAGGTACATTTAATAGCTCAGCATACTTTTTCATATACTTTTCAGGATATAAGTAGCTTTCTACATAAACATGATTACCACTGTGCTTTTCAAAATAATTTAGGATCTTACGCTTTACAGATTCACTCATCAGGCTGTACTTGCCATTAATGAAATGTCTCCATTCATTTTCATAATCAGAAAAATCAAATGTAAATATAGTATGTTCTTCATCTACCTTAACATAGTCAGCTAACCTGGTATGTTTTAACAACACATTCTTTTCAAAGCTGTTATACTTATCTGTGTCTTCTGGTTTATAGTTGCATACTAATTTCATATCCTCGGGAGCATAGCTACTACCCCAACTTAAATAAGTCTCAGTAGGAACTATACTTCCTCTTTTAATTTCCAAGAGCGGATATAGGAATATCTTGGACTTTTGAAAGTATTTGCTATAAAGCGTATTTAATCTCATGATCTACAGTTTTACATTACCAATTGCTAGTTCATATGGTAGTTTGTATTCTTTGTTTACATAGTGATACTTTATTTTATCTTCTATGTCTTCAAAGTCAACCAACCACATTTCTAATGTTTCTTTGCTTACCTGGTAAGGATACACTTGATTATACTTATCAATTACTATGAATGTAATTATTATATTCCATTCAACAGCATCTGGAAGTGGTTTAATAAAATTCTCCCAGGCAAGCTTGTGATAAATGGCAGCCTGAATCCAATACTTATAATAGCTTACAGACTCCGGAAAAGATGCAATATCCTTACCTGTAGTCTTCAAGTCATTGATAAATAAGGTCTTGGTATCATAGTCCATTACCACATTATCTAAGATACCTTTGTAGCCAAATGGTAAATGCTCCTGATTAACACTAATCATGTGCTCACTAAATGTTTTTATGTGAACATCATTAGGAGTTTTATCCAATTGTAAAAGGGCTCTTACTGCTTGATTAGATTTTAGTTCTATCAGAGATTCTTTACAGTTATTCAAAGTAACCTCATCAACTATAGTCTTATCAAGACTTTCTTTTAAGAAATTAAAGTAAGATTTGTTTTCATCAGTTAAAACTTTGTCAAGTCTTTGCTGATCTGTTTTAAGGGACTGATATAAGTTGGCTGTGAGTAGTTCTGTGAGTATCTCCTGAGAGTAATCATTCAAAGATAATGAATCATTTCCAACAGTACAATGGTACTTGAAAATATTATCAATAATCTTTCTCTGGCTATCCGTAGGATATTTGCCTGGCATGCTAATAAATTGTTTGTCATAATGTTCTGGCTCAAATAAGAGACAGTGTAAGACACGCCCTGCTACCAGGTGCGCGTCTGTACTGTCCTCTCTCTGATTCAAAACATAATGACTGTAAAACATCCTAGGTGAGAACAATAGCTTATTAATGCTACTGTAACTAAACCAGAATGGTTTTTTGTAAAATAATTCTAGTTCATCAGAACCAGTCAAGGTCATTAGACTCATTTGTAGTTATTTGATTGTTATTTGACACAGGTTCTGAAGCTTGTATTTGTTCTTCAAGTTCTACTAATACTGCCTTATTTTCTGCTCTTTCAACTCTAGCAATAGCTTCTTCTAAAAGATCTTGTTCATCAACTATAGTTTCAATTTCTGGAGCAGATACTCTTTCTTCTTCTTCTTCCATTTCAACAGGAACTTCAGGACTAATATAGTCATCTTGCACTTGATAAGTAAAGTTTGTACCTAGTTGAGCAATAAAATCAGGATGTATAGTGATAGTCTTTACAGTAAAATGCTTGCTATCTCCTGTTTGAGTAATAACATCTTTCAAATGATTCATGACAATTTCCATCTTATCAGGAGTAAACTGATCTTTTCTTATCAAGCTATCAACAACACCATCAAGATCTGTATACAGATATCTCAATTCTTTATTCAAATAACTCACAAGGGACTTAAAGTTGACATGACTTTTGGTATTGCTATCCATCATTCTACTAGCATGGAAGTGAAACAATAGCTCAAGATAAATCAAACTCTCTGTGTACTTAGAATTTGCCATGATCTCCATAGCAAGTACATGATTGTCTTTATCTGAACTATTAAACATTTCACGGAGATGCTCATACATAGCCTCATCAATTACTGTAGCCTCTTCACCATTGAGAATATCAATTACACTAGACTCATCATAGATCTTAAGTGATTGAAGTCTAGAAAATTCTTCTTTATAGTTATCATCAATGTAAACAAGTCTTTGACTATGTCTGCTTACTTTTGCATCCGGTACAGTAGCAACCATGCAGTTCATGATATTCCAACTAACTCCTATATGATCTTTTTCATAGAATTCTAAAGCTGTTTCAATAACATCTCTGGTGTGAGCATCTAGTCTATAATCTATAACTTTGATAAACTCAAGAAAATCTTTGACCTGGGCACGGTAATGCCATGCATTATTAGTCATGCTATGGATACTTCTAGAACAACCAAAGAAAACATTGGCCACATTAGGATCTCTTACAGTTTTAATACCATACTCTACAGAAACATTCTTAAACTTAACTCTTGGTACACTTACCTGAGGTAAGAAATAAATCTTATCACCTTGTTGTGGAACATAAGGTTCTTTTACAATATTCAACAAGCTGTTGCTCTCTGCATTAAAATCACCAAGAAAACTTTCTATATCAAAGCTTATCTCTTTAGAGGTATTACTTTCAAAGTGAGTTTCTAGGTCATGACTTTGTATAACTAAAATATTTGTATTCATTCTTAATAGTTTAAAAAGGGGAGTGTTACCTCCCCTGATTGATTATTACTTAACTGCCATTTTAACAACATTGTTGTTCATCATCAACTTGCTGAACTTTAACTTGTTACCATTTACAATCTCCTTGATCATAAAATATCTCAAGTCATCAGTAAATGCCTTACAGTCTGTGGTTAATTTAACCAAGCGGTTGATCATTGGATCCGGAACTGATTTATTTTCTGCATGCACCAAAGAATAGTTAATAATCCTTGTGGAAATCACACTAGAGATATCAGCACGGAAGTCATCATCTTGACCTACTGCATTTGTGAGAGCATTCATTACATACTGCTCATCCTTAGTCATGATATCTTCAGGACTAATGATTCTATCCAACTTGTTATTAATAAACATAGTGAACATAGAGCTGAAATCTACTCCTACAGAACCTTCACCAATCATTTGAATAATAGGTAAGCTGTCTTCAAATTTAGGAATAGAGCTGATAGCATTAAAGAATGTAGTTACAGATCTTGGATTAACACGTTGTGTCACAAGTTCTGGATTCATCAACATAAAGTTGATACATCTACCATCAATACCTGCAGTCTCAGCCCACTTAGCCCAGACATTCACATCATACTTCAACTCAACAGATATAAAGCGAGTCTTTTGAGCTACATCCAAAGAGGTAACATTATAGTCACCATTGTCTGGATTAGTAGTCAAGATAACATGCCAGTTCTTAGGAAGCTTCCATGATACATACTCTTGACGGTCAAGAATCTCCATAGTTGCTTGCATAAATCTGTGGTCAGCACGGGTATAATCATCCAATACTAAGAAGCCACCTTCACCTTTACCTTGGATCCACTCTGGAGCAGCATGAGACATTCTCTTAGCAACAACTTTGAAACCTTTTTGTAAAGCCATTTGTACTTGTGCTTCACCAATCCATTTAGTTTTTCCTTCAGCATTTTGAATCTCAAATTCTTTCACAGGAAAACCAACCAAGTCACCTAATTCTTCCAACTGAGATAAATTAAGTTTTACAACTTGCATATTCATTTCTTTGCCTAACTGCATAATAGCAGAAGTCTTACCAAGACCGGCATCACCCTCAATGTTAATTGCTACAGGAACTTTTCCTTGAGCTTGAATATGCTGGTTATTGTTAACCATGTGTTTGATAAAATCTTTTAATTCTTCTACATTCAATTGTACTTGACTCATAACTTTTGTTTTTATAATTCTAATTTAATTACCTTGCCTGGCAGATCATTGTTCATACTTGATCTCTCTGATATAACCCAAAGGACATTACCTTTTGGTTTTACATTTGCATCACACTCTCCATCAGTAAAATATACTAGGCTTGTATACTTTTTACTGTTTTCATTATAATAATTGAGGACGGGATCAAATTCAGTACCACCTCTTCCATGTACTTTAAGGTCATTCTTACCTTTATAGGTTTCAATACTGCGGATACTGGTATCACACTGTACTATAGTAATATCAACACCTGCTTTATAGATATGATGAATCTCATTCATAAACTCCATTAGCTCATCATTACTTACAGAACCTGAAGTATCAATAGCTAATAACATGTGTTGTCTCATCTTTATCTTAAGACCTGGATTATCAGAGAATCTTCTATTCTCTTTTCTCCTAATCTTTTTAGTAAAGACCTTAGTACTAATTCCAGTAAATCTTCTGATATAACCTCTCCAGTCAAACTTAGGTGCTACTATTTCCTCAATGACAATGACCCCTTCAATTTCACCGGGAACTGTTCCTCTTTTCTTGATAGTTTGTTCTTTGGCATCTCCAAGGACTTTCTGTAACTGCTTATCAATAAGCTTCTGTTCTGCTTCGCTAAGGTTCTCAAACTCATCCCATGTACTGTGGTCAGGTAGGCCTTCACCATCTGCATCCCCATCCATTTGGTCACATAAGTCATCAAATGATGGTGACCCACTTGATCCGGTTTGATCTTTCTTATCTTTTGCTTCTTTAAGTTTATCATAATAGTACCTAGCACCTGCTTTTCTATCTAAATTAAGTTCAGCATAATCATCAATCATGATACCTCTTGCAGGAAGTTTCTTACTAATAGCAAGAAGATCTTCTTGTGATGCACCATTCTCTTTGGCTGCTTCTAATTCAGCTTTGACAGATTCTTTAAGTTGTTTGAATTGGTCTGGAGTTAGTTCTCCACCTGGAAGCCAGGAACTATCAATATACTGATTAATTTCCATATCCATGGCAATATTTGCCAACTTTCTGTCACTAAACTTAAACACAGTGGTAAGGTGTCCAAAAGCAATATGCAGTAGCTCATGCTTAAGTAAACCTAACCTGTGCATATCAGTCAAGCTTTCCCAGAAGTCATCATTTACCACTAACTGATAATTGATACCATTCTTACTAACACCTGCTGTAGGTATCTTTTTACTCCACAGTTTATTCAACATAATGAGAAAGAACCCGTAATAGGGCTCTTTCAACATTAGATCTTTGGCTGTTTTACTAAGACTTTGTTGTTTGTCCATCTTTTAGTTTTATATTGATTTCAAACTGATCAGCAGGATAACCCATCTGACCTAGGAAGCCAATCATACTATCTGTAAATAACTCCATAAAGAGTTCAATAGATTGATTACTTGAATTATTTGCAGTAATTGCAGATAAACATGCTCCAGTGCTCATAGCACCAAAGAATTCATTAGTTGTAAATAGTTTTATACTTTCTTTAATTGCTTCACCAGCAGTAGGACAATAAGCAACCCATTCACCAAGATTGTGTTTACCAAACTTGTATAGTGTTATTAATTCTCCTATGTATTTCTTTGTGTCCACTCCTTTAAGAGCTTCAAATGCTATTGTTGCATTCTCTGTATCACTAGAGCGCAACATGTTTAACAAGTTCTTTGTTTCTTCTTTGTCAAAAATCATTATCTTCTTTTTTTAATCATCCTTAAAAACTGGGGTAAAGTCTCAAACCAAAATAAATACATTGCTATTAACAAAACCACTAATCCAGTTATACCAATCATACAGTACAGTATTCCTTTTAGAATTTCCACTAGTCTTCAATTTTTATACCCAATACTTTTTTTACATAGTCTTTATATTCTTCTTTGCTGAGTACATAAAGTCCTTCATAAACTTTATTTGTTTCAAATAATTCTTTCACTTTATGTAAAACAGCTACAGTATCTAGATACAAACCATTCATAAAAGATGGTTCCATCTCTGCAGAAAATAGAGATGGATCAATACCTAAACTTATAACTTTAGCACCATCTTTGTTTTCTACACTAAAATACATTTCTAGTGATTTTTCACTTGAATTACCTTCATTAATAAAAACTATTTTAAGTTTTTGGCCTTCAAGTTTTACTTTTTCATTATTTTCCATTAGTCTTCTATTTTTAAAGTTTTAATAGCCCATTCTTTTAATTCACCGGATGCAATCATGTCCACCCATTCTTTTGCACTTGGAATATATCCATTGCAATCTTCCTTGACATGTTGTTCTGCAACATATCTTGTATACACTCTTTTGTCATCAGAATTTAGAAAGTAAGGTCCAAATATTCTTTCACATTCAAATATACCCTCACTATGATGACGGAACATTCTATGTTTAGAATGACCTACCCATGCTTTAGTATCATCAAACCATTTATGGATTTCTACATAGTCTTCTGGAATACCACCAAACTTTCTAGCTGAAGATACAGCATGTTGATATGGATGCGCCATTACAATGTCTTTTGGATTAAAGAACCTCCATGATAATAAGTTTCTATTTCAGTAATTCTGATGTCATTAATAATCTTGTATTTACCTGATGGTATAAGAATACATACTGAACCAGAACCACCTTCATTATTCCACCAGTCTTCAATGTTAGTGAGTAATTTTTCTTCAACAAAATGTTCTATATCAGATGCAAAACCAGAGTCTAGATCTCTAAGATGCATTACATCTTGTCCCCAAACATATATGTCATTTATATCACTAAAAGCATCTTCTTCATCTTCACTCATTTTTTCTGTAGTATAAACTACATTTTCAATTGCTCCGGAGTCTCCTCCACCTTCATATTGTACCTTAATTCCGGTCACACCACGGTCAGCCAACTGTATCAGAAGGCCTGTCATATTTATTTCATTCATAACTATTTTGTTTTGTAAAACCTGCCAAGGATATTGGCATTTAGATATTCTTCTTTTTCAAGCACTTCTCTTACAAATTGAAATTTAGTCTCATGATATGTTAACTCTGTCTTTGAGAAACATATTCTAACCATAAATCTCTTTATAGGGATTCCTGCTTTATGTGCATCTTGTAGCACTGTATTACTGCTGTAATAATTTTCATAGTTAGTTTTGCTAACAAAAGTGTATTTAGATGCCCTTTTGTCTGTCATTGCCGCAATAGCTTTCTTTCCCAGTTTCTTTTTAACTGTAGAATAAAAGTTTTTCTTGCCAACATAACGGACCGCTTTACCATCAATGATTGCTTCCATTTCATAAATGAAACCTACAGCACCATCTGGAATCTTGCTGTCATTAAATACTTCACCTTTGTATAACCAACTCATAATGCTTGTTTCAATAAAGGTAATAATTTATCTCTAACAGCTTCAATACCATAGTCTTTAACTGAGTCAGATAGATCCTTAGACATGTCAAGAATTACATAGTCATAACCATACTTGTCTTTATATCTCTGAGCAGCTTTTATACCAGGCTCATCATTATCAAACAGTACAATTATCTTAGAGTATTGCTTACTTAGTTTACCCATGACAGATTCACCTATCATTGTATTCTCGCTGTCTGGTGCAATACATTCTACATTACCTATACCAAGCTTGTTAAAACACATTAAGTCTTTTAGAGAGGATGTAATAACCAAATACTTGGCTTCATACTTCAATTGATCAATGCCCTGAACATAATTCTGAACCTTGATAAACTTTTTATCTAAGTTTTTAGGCATGTAGATCTTGTACAATTCACCATCTTGTCTAAAATAACCATAGAGATATGGCTTGGTAAACTTAAATGAAGTTATAGAACCATCTTCTTCTTTTTTTTCCATAGTAAAGTATGCCAGGGGCACTACATTATACTTGGCCAAAAGTGTAGAACTAATCCTAAAACTTGTCCAAAACTTAGAGTCTTGGGAATTCCAATGTCTCATTTCATAATCAACTACCTTGAACTTGTCATGAAACTTAAACTCAACTACAGCTGGTACATCATTATGTAAGAGATACTCTTGATAGTCATTAATAATCTTATTTGCTGCATGACCTCTTGAAGATAGGTTAAATAAAGCTTTGACTAACTCAAGCGCATCACCTTGAAAACCAGAAGAGAAATCTTTGAACTTATAAACACCTCCAGTGCAGTATATAAACATGCTTGGAACTTTGTCTTTTACATTAAATGCTGATAGCATCTTTATGTCTTGGCCAATGAGCTTTTCTTTTAAGTTCAGATAATATTCAAACACCCATTCTTTGGGTACATCCTGTAAATCAGATACTAAATTCTTTGTTGAAATCATAACCAATAAGATATAAAGGGGGAGGCTCCTGACTTACTTTAAAATCTACTCTGTTTTTAGAGTTAATAATAAACTAAACTCCCCCTTTAAAAGAGTGAGTATTAGTCTAAGCTAAAATCAGAAGATGTCTTAGATGAAACATCAAAGTCATTTTCATCACCAAATGATTTTACATCTTTGACTTCCATCTTTTTCACATGCTTAGTTTCATCAAAAGTAATTACAGCACCATCTTCTATAGCACCAAATGCATACTTTTTACCTTCTGCTTTTGGCAACCACATGTCATAGTTTGTATAGCCAGATTTGCTTTCATATTCTTTACCGGCAATACAGAACTCAAGATAAGTATTTCTAAAAGCTGCTGACTTATTAAATGCATGAACAAAGTCTTCAATGGTATCATGTTTGTCATTTTGTTCAACAAACCAAGAGTCAAGTTCTAAGGTATGAGCAAGAGTTCTTAAGAAGATCAAGATGGATCTGTCTCTCTGAATCTTGATACCTGTCTTAGTTTCACCATCTGCAAATGCATATTGGCTTGCTTTTACTTTACCAATTTGACCTTCATATCTTC